ATCCCATAAATGTCGTTTCAATCACGTCAATAATTTCAGTACGTGATTTTGATTCTAATTCCCTTGATATAAACGTTTCAATAGCCGATGTTACTGAATCCCTTATTACAGATAGCGCAGGATAATCAGCAATAAGACTTTTTTCTAACCCCAAGAATGATTTTAAATCAGCAAAACTAATCAATTCTATAGCCATTTTTTAGGTCTTCCCCTTTTTCTTTTTTCAGGCGTTTCAAAAGATTGTGCTTTATGAACTATCGGCTCGGCTGCTTGAATTTTTATAAACGTTTGAGCAAGTTCTTCTGGAATATCATAAGTTTCATTTACTTGAAACTCGATAATCCTAACCCCATTAGTACTGCCTTTTATATTTCGATTAATTTTTACTTGCATAATTAAATTCCAAAAGCCGCCGCTGTTTTGGCGGCGGCAAAAAAGATTAACCCTCGTCAACAAACCGTAACGGCCCTTTACCCGATATTACAGCGGCTGTTACTGCATTAGTTCCTACGGTCATTATCCCACGCCCAAATTCAGCGCGCGGCGAAGTTACATACAGCTTGGCGTTTCCATTGGTTGAAATTTGAGTTATTGCAGTGTCATTCAACCCCGAAGGCTCGTCCGTGAATGTAGTTCCATCTGCTGAATATTGAAACTTAAAATTCACAGTCCCCGCAGTATTGATATTTCCTACTTCAACAAGATACATAAGCGAAGGTGCATCGGAAAAATCAATAACGCCTGTTGTGTGCACACCCGCCGCATAACTTGTTGCGGGTAACTCAACCGCAAAAGTAAAATTATTTTTAAGTTCTATTTTCATGTTATCTCCTTATGATGCAATCTTGATACATTGAAAAGCTTCCGGCATTATAACCTTTGCACCTACCCGCTTTTTGACGAACATTCCAACACAATCTTTTTCAAGATACAGCTCACTCGCACGGGTTACGGTTAATCCGCTTGTATGATCGAAAATTTTATAATTGGTAAAATCACCAAAAACAACAGGGAAAGTCCCCGCCGCAATGTCCGGCATATATTCAGGATTCATAATGGGTCTCCCATTAATTGTAGGAGGCCTGTCAGCCGCAATTGAAGGCTGCCAAAGATATAGCTTGTTTTCATCTTTCAAAGTCCTAACAACTGCCTCAGTCGAGCTATTCATAGCCCACGTCCCGCGCACACGATAAAACTTTTTCAACTTGTAAGCCGCTGTATAAAACGGGTCAAAACTTGCCAACGTTGTGCTACTTCCCGAATTGGTATAATTTGCCTGTACTCTTGAATCTGAAATGATTCCATACGGTTCGTTTACCCCTGAACCAATAGCAAATTTCTGATCTTCCGAATCTGAAATTGCCATTGAAAATTTATCCACAATCGCTGAATATAAATCAAAATCAGAATCATCAATTTGATTATTGTGCATTAAAACAAGCCCACGCATCGTTTCAATTGTAATCGTTTCAATCCCTTCTGTTAAGGTCTGCTCGGTATAATCAAGGTTAGCATTTGACCACGCTACAGTAGGTCGGCTCATTTTAATATATGTTACTGTATCCCTTCCGGTTCTCTCAATTGAAGCATAAGGCCGTATTGCTTCAGCATTATAAGCCTTTGATAGCAGTTCTCTTTGCAATTGTACCGGTAAAGCATACCCGCCTGATTTATCAGAAATATTTGACAAAGCACGCTGTTCAACATCATTCAACGGAGCCCGATACAAAAATTTAACCATTGTTCGCAAGTCAGTCATAACCTGCGCTCTGTTTTCAATTTCTGATCTAACTTCAATATTCGGTCTTGAAATCTTCTTTTCCACTTCTTCAAACCGCTTTTCCAATGCCTCTTTTGCCATCAAAAATTCATTCTGAACTTTTCTTAAATCCGTCAAATCAGTATTGATTTTTTCAACCTTCTCACGGGTTTCCGCGCTTGCCGTTCCTGCTTTCTGTGCTTCGGAAATAGCCTTGTCATTCGCCTCTTTAAAAACAGCAAACGTCTTTTGCATTTCCTCTTGCAATACTTTCAATTCTGTCATTTTGAACTCCTTTTGTTTTGAAATTGTTGTAACATATTCCTGAAATCATTTATCTCAAATACTTCTTTTTCCGATAGCAGAATCCCCATTGAAACTCCAATATCCCGCTTTTCATCTTCTGTTAAATTCAAACTCAAAAGTCGCTCAGCTAATTCTTCAATAATATTAGGCCTGCTTTCGGATCGGAAATCTATAATCTTTGCCTTGTCATTCGCCTCAAAAACAACCGGCGAAACTTCCACAACTTCAATTTGTGTTATTAATCTTACACCACTTTCAACAACTTCTTCTGCATTTCTTCTAAATCCAAAAGAAAAAGCATCAATATCCCCTGCCTCTATATGATTAAACGCAGTCTTTCCGGCATCGGTTTTTAAATTAAACTGAACTTTAACCAAGGGCCCATAATCATCTTCTCTTGCATCTATAGTTTTTCCGGCAAGATCATAGTGATTCCACAAAACCCTTATCTTGTTAGGCGGTCTTTTCTGAAAACTTTCCGAAAAAGCACCCCGCTTGAAAGTTGAATTATAAGAATCTACCGAACCCCATTGTGTAAGATAGGCTTGTACTATCCCTTCCGGTTCGGTATTCTTAATAACTCCTATATTTCGATAGTCTAATTTCATATAAACCTCACTTTATAACCGTTCATACGTCAAAGCACACCTGCAATTTACCCTATCCGCAGGCACTAAAATATTGTCAAGCGGAAATCGCGGCCCTGTAGCCATGCCAAACTTAGGCGTAAATCGTTCATCTATTTTTACAAGCTCTAAATGCCGTTCTTTGTGTTCTTTACGTACATTTTTTATTGCACTATTCCAACGTTTATGTGTCGCCTTGTTTTCTTTAGCTCCGAGCCAACTTCCCATTGACGCGGCTGTTCCCGTTAAAGTCCGCGCTAACATTAAAGCCCTTTGTGAATCAAAAAGCCCTGCTATGTAAATCTTTTCCTGCAAATCGGCTATCGTTCCGCCCGTAGCAAGCGTTTCTTTAACTAAATCCATAAGCGTTTCAACCGTGGTTTGATTAATCAAACTACATTCTGTCAAAACAACTTTTTCCGATTCTAAATAATCGTCTATACTTTGAATCAAATCCCGTTTTACAGCATTGGCAAAAAGCAAAGATACCTTCCGATAACTTCCATCATAAGTCAAAAGCCAATCGCTGAAATTTTCTTTGATTAAATTGTCAAATTTCACATCAAAACCAATATTTTTCTTTACTATATTCAATTGTTCATTCAGAAGTCTGTTTATCTTGGGATAAATTTCATCAATAGCAATCTTTTCTCTTTCGATTATTTCTTTTTCTATCGCATTTTCTCTAACTTCAAATATATTTTTGTCATTAAAAACTTCTTTTTTTTGCCTTGTTTGTGCCGGTTGTTGCGGTTCTTTGCCATTAAATGATAAATCCCAATTCTGATATTCTTCTATATTCAATCCGAATATAGAATTTATTTGATTTACAGGGACTCCTATTTCGTAAAAAATTTTAGCAGATTGTGCTTTTGATAAAATTTGCTCTTGTGCTGCCGGTATCTGAGACGCATCAAATACAATCGTCTCGTTTTCCGATAATTCGTTCTGAAAACCTATCGTTAAAGCATCCCTTAAATCTTCAAGCAAGGGCATAATTGTTAAATTCCATAACAACGCCCTTGATGTTTCAAGATTGTTATAAGTACTTGCCTCTTTAGCTCCTACAAGTTTTGGATCAACTCCAAAAACCGCTAAAATTTCATCTCTTGTTTGATTGCGTGAATTGGTAAAGTCTAACTCCGCAGGTGTTGCCGCTATCTTCTGATATTTTGCATTGCTTCCCAAAACTACAAAGTTTCTTTTGCCCTTTTGTTTTTCTTCAATCTTCTTTGCAATCAAATCCGCTTCATCTTGATTTAAAAATTCTCTTTCAAAAGTATAAACATGATCTACCACGCCGCGCTTTTGCATTGTAGCCACATTAAAATCAATTTGCGAAGTGTCTAAATCCACTAACTTAGCTGCAACTTCTAAAGGTGATATTCCTATTAATGGATTTGAAGGATTCATATATTTAAAATGAATTATCTCTTCCGGTTGAAATTTAATTGCATTTTTTCCGTCTAATGAATATCCCAAAATCCATTCGGATATATTTTTGCTTGCTATAGGTGCAATCCTGTCCGGCGATATTGCCCATAATTCTTTTGTCTTTTTCCCTACCCTTGATTTTAAAAGATAAGCATTGCCGCTTAATTGTAGCCATGAAATAAGCAATTCAAATAAATCATTTTTGGATATATACGGATTAGGTTTTGATAAGAGAAGATTCAATGGGTGATTTTCTACTTTTTCGCCTTCGGAATTTACTACAAACCAATTGATTGCCGCTGCTGTTTTGGCAATCATCTGAACAGCCCTATATACCCAAACAGAACTGCTATACCCATCTTTTACAGCCGCTTCAATCGTAAAAGTTGAATAAAACGGCTGACTTGAATTAGCAACAGATACAGAAGAAATCGAATAATTTCTTCTGAAAAGCTTATCAAATAAATTTTTAATTTTCATTCGGCAAAATCCATGCTGATAATTGTTTCAATATTGATTTCCGTCTTGATTGCCGCTCGGATATTATCAGACTCCTGACGTATTCCTGCCATTGCCTGAAAAGCAGACTCAATACTTACCTTATCCGATTGCTGAATAATATCCAATTCAACGCTTTGCTGAATAAGATTTAAGTAATAACTCATGCGCGCTTGTGCATATTCCCTATCATAAGGACTTAAAACAGCGTCTATTTTGACAACACACTTATTAGCAATCTCTAAATCCTTAATCTCTCGGATTTCAGCAATCGGTTTGTATTCAGCAGACACTTCCCTTGAAAATTTAGAACCGTTGAAAACCCAAAGACCGAAGACAATATTTTGAAAATTTGAAAAAGACGGGATAACATCATCATCAGCTTGATAATATCCATATTCAGACATATCACCTTTAGGATTGCATATTCGATATTTGTCAACTTTCAATTCGATCCGTTCTATCGGATTCTCAATAAAACCTCCGTCTATAACTTTTCCGTATCTCATATGCCACTCCTAAGAAGCGTTAGCAAGATTATGGATTATCACGCCACTTGTTGACGAACCTTTAAAAACAAAAGTCAATAAATCCACGTTACTTGAAAAGACAATTGCGGCGTTCCCTTCTGTTTTCAAATCAGGTAACGTCATGGTATAAGCCGCGCCGTTAGTAATTTCAACATAATAAACTGAAATTTGACCCGTAGCCGCTGAAAAATTCAACGTACAATTTCCCGTTGCTGTAAAACTTGAATAAACGCCCGGCTGTGTAAAATTAATCGTTCCCGATTTATTCCCTAAATCCTGATACGGTATAATTTCAGAAGGTTGAAAAACATTTTTGAATAACATTTTATTCCCTCTTTAAGTGGTCAAATAGAATTTACAACCTTGCGTTGCTGTTGAAAATTTTATTCCAGATGCTTTTCCTATAAGCACATAAGGCAAAGTCGTTTCCGTTACTGAACCAAATTGCCACGTATTCCATACCGTCAACGTAGGCTCAAAACACAACTGAACAGTTGCCGTAGCTCCGCTTGTTGGTACAACCAACAATGTCGAAAATGCAGGCGGCCCCTGAACAATCTTACTTTCACCAGCCGATAAATCATATTCGTACACAACGCAAGGCGTTATCCCTTGTATCCTTGTTACTGTTTCCGTCATGTCTTTTTTCTCCTATCCAATAAATACATCCGATGATATAAAATGCGAATACATACCATATCTAAAAGCATCGCAGGCGTGGTCGTTTACCTTAAGCGGTTTATCTTCGCCTCTTTGTTGCGCTTTTGCATCCCACGAATACGTTGACAATTCCTGAATTAAATATATACATGCTTTTGAAATAAAT